TGCGTTGTGTTGTTTACCACCTTTACCATCGTAAGTCATCTTACACGGTACTGAACCAACAGAATCCCACAAAAATAATAAACTGTAATCCAATTCACCTTTTTCTTGTGCATCTAACAAACTATTGATGTAATCTGTAATTTGTTCAATGTAATCAAAATCATTATTGAAGATGTAAAATCCATCCCAATCTGATTCGCCAGTTTCTTCGTCAACAACTTCCTCACATTCAAAACCCATAATCTTTGCGTGTTCAAAAGACCATTTTTGTTCTGTGATGATAAACACCGGTAGAATACCTTTCTTTTGTGCATCAACAGCGGCTTTAACCAAAGCGGTTGTTTTTCCTGTGTCTGAGTGACCCAAGAACATGTTTAGGTGCCCAATTGCGGGACCTGGAAGTCCTACAGCATCCAAGAAGTCAGAACCCAAATCAAAAAATCTTTGAGGTTTGTATTTTGCTGAAGTAGAGAATTTTTTCTTTACTGAACTGAAATCATTTTTTTTAATAGCCATATATGATATAAATTAATCATGTATGGTAGCATAGAAGATACCATACATGATGTGTTTTAGTTTATTAGAATGGTAATTCCTCGTCAGGTGACATACCTGCTTGTGGGTCCACAGGTGTACCACCGAATACTTCAGTAGCGTCATCACCGTAAACATATTTTTTAGCTTCCGAATCCCAACGTGGAACTTCACCACGAGCGATTGCTTCCAAGTACTCAACAGGTTTCTTAGAGTAAACGTCAGCCCAAGTTGTTGGGTCATTTTTCCAAGTGTCCAATTGTTCAGGGTCTTCCGACAATTTACTTGGGTCATCATACATTACAGTTTGAATTGATGTGTATTCTTTTCCTTTTGGTGTTTTTGATTTAACCAATTGAATAATCAAATCACGTCCTTCATTTGGGTCGGTCAAATTACCTTTAGCTCTCCAAATTGGAATGATTTTGTCCAAGATACCATCTTGCTTATAGTTGTGTTTAAATCTCCAAAATTTAACACCATCCTCTTCATGGTCTCGGTCAATGACCTTAACAATATAAAATTTACGAGCTTTGTACTGTGCCGCCAAATCTTTGTCAGTTTGTTTGCCAGTTTTCATAAGTTCTTCGTAAACCTCAGTTAAAGGTGAACGTCCACCTTCATTTTTGTCGGGGTCATAAAATTTGTTGTAAGTACCATTTACCTGAATTTCGTGGAACCATACCTCCTTAAAAGGAGATGAACCATCGGTAGTTGGGAGGATTCTAATTCTTCTTTGTCCTGAATTTTCACCTTTAGGAAGAATAGCCGCGAAATAACGCTTCATTCTGTCTTCTTGTGACATCATTGGTTGGTCACCAAATGGTTTTGTGTTTTGTTCGTACTGCGCCAGAACGGCATCGAATGTTTTGTCTGTCATCATAATTGTATTTTTTATCTTTTAATGTAAGATAAGTATAATACAATTTTTTCAGAAATCAAATTAGTTTTGTAAACCAACGTCAAAAGATTTTCTAACATTCATCTTGTCGTAGTTTTCTACATCATCAGGTGTTAGAATATATTGTTCTTTTCCTTGTTGCTGCATTTGTGGTTCTTTTTCAGTAAAAAAATCAGATAACTTTTGACTGTAAGGACCGGAATCTAAAGACCTTAATTCTAATTTTTCTTGTGCTGTTTTTGGTCTGTATTGTTCAACTTTATCTTCAATTGAATTAATCTTTTCAAAGATTGAATCCATCTGAGCCAATTTACCCTCTAAGTCATTTAATTTAGACATCATTGAATTCATGTATTCTTCCTGCTTTGACTGCATGTCTTTCTGTGTGGTGACCAATTCTGTAATATCCAACTCTTCAGTACCACTATCATTTTTTCCACCTTCAGAATCACCCGTTTCAATTTCTTCAACATCAGGGTCGTTTTCAATATCAATAGGTGCGCCTGTTTCAGGTGCTGCTTCTCCTTCAGGTGGTGTAGCGCCACCTAATGTTGTATCATCAGCCGCAGGTGGTGGAGGTTCAACCGCACCAGGTTCATCACCCGCTGGTGGTGGAGGTAACGCAGCGTCTTGTTCAACAATATAACTGTTGATTTGATTATATCTTTTTAATTCCTCTAATATTGTTTTTGAAACTTTGTTTTCCATGATTATCCGTTTAATAATGTTTTAACACCCTGTGGTGTTTCTACTCTTAATGTTTTGTTTAATTTCATAGTGTTGTCCACTCTTTCAATCAAACCATCCTTTAATCTTACAGTATAACAGTCACCAGTCTGTAAATCACAAACTTCTTTATATCCGTTACCTAAATCTTTTTCGGCAATAACAGTATCTTTCTGTAAGTAGTTGTCCAATAAATTTTTTAAATTACTCATATTGTTTTTCTTAATAAATATAACGATTATTTAATTTATTACAAACCTGATATTTTTGCTTGTGTGTATGCCCATCTGGTGTTTGCCAGCCAAGTATTATAATTTGTATTTTGATTATATGGTACTGTAAGTGAACCTGATGTATACCAAGTATTATAAAATAACTTTATAATTGCTTGTATTTTTTTCTCATCATCATCAGCCTGATTAAAATATTCTTGTATCCTATTTTGGTTGATGTCTCTAAAGAAGTCTATACTATCTTTGACTGTATCAAAAGTTGCAAACGGTCTAGTAAAATTTTCACCTGTTGTTAAACATCTATATTTTTTAATTAACGATGAAGTAGCGCCTGGTTGTTTAATATCCACAGTAGCACCGTATAAATTATTTTGATTGTATTGTAATCTTACATCAGTATCTGTTGAGTTGCCCATCATATATAATACACAAAACATATACGTTTTTAATAAGGTATCTGTTGTTGAATTATTGATAAGTGTTACTAACTCATTGACAGTAATTGAACTTGAAATAAAGTTACTTGACTCAATTAGACCATAGATTGCTTTAATATTTTCACTACAATCTTGTACTGTAATATCTGTTGTTTGTACAATAAACCCTTGATAAGGTGTTCTGGCAGATAAAACAAAATCTTTTGCTTCTTCACCTGTCAAATACTGACCAGAATTGTTTAAAGTAACCAAAGTATTATTTGTTACAATTTGTTTTATTTTATCGGATAATTTTTTTGAAAAATCTTCATTCACACTAGCCAAATCATCGGAAACTTTTGTATTAATATTTGCAGACACCCTTTGTCCGTTGAATTCTGTATTAAAACTTCCCGGACTAATGCTATGTTTTACGTTTCTAATAATATATGTTCCATTAAACATAGGCATGTGTCTTAACACAAAATACATGGTTGGTTGAATCATGACATTACCTAATGTTTTTATGGTACTAGAATAAGAACGGTTTTTATAAAAATCATACAGTGATGTTGTTTGTTGCATGGTTTTTTTACCAGCCCCCTGATTTCCCAAATCAATAGTTGTTTGAATCTGTTCGGAGGATGTCACACCCTGTTCTTGATTTATATCAACAGATTTAAAAATACTTTGATTGATGGTTCCAAAATCCACCACAAAACCAACAGCTTTATTACTATTTTTTTCATTAGTAGAACCCTGTTGAATTATTGGATTGTTTGTTGGGTCACCCAAGTCAAAAGAATCGCTTTTGAATGGATAACTTGGGTCATTTTCTAATGACAGGGTTTGCGATGGTCTATCTACGTATTGACACAAGAATTTTGGTGCAGAATTGATGTTATCCACATATGTAAATGTACTAAAAACATCATTGGCATTGTTTACAATCGACGAGTTTCTGTTTGTGTTACTTGCTGTTGATTTACCGTAGAAATTAATATAAGCTGGCATAACAAAAAAATTCATTCTGTTATCAGCAATCACTTGTCTAACTAAAGACATAATTGAATTTGATGAATTATCCCAAGTACAATATTTTCTGATAGTATCTGTATTGATAATCAATTCATCACCAATGTCACGATTAGCTTTATCAAAAAATAAAAATTCTTCAAATAGTAGTCTTTCTTTAAAGTTTCTACCAGCCACCCATTTATCGTTTACTGCTTTAAATAATTCCCATTGTTCAAGTTTTATTATGTCACCATCTAATTTCGAATCAACATTTTGTGTTGACTGTTGTTTTGGTCCATTAATAGATGATGGGAGCTTTAATCTAAATTGTTGTTCAATCGACGTACGTTTGGTTTCCGCAATGTTAAGGATTGTTGAAATATCATTAGCAAACGTTGTTGGATTATATGATTGATTCAAATACTTTTTAGTTGCATAAATTCTAATTAAAGGATATAACAATTCAATATTACCACTTATAAATGGAATTTCATTATCCCTAAAGAAATCATAAACAGTTGAACCCGTATCAGTATATTCAATACCTTTAATTGTTGAAAACCCTACGTATTTTTGTAATGCTTTCCAAACTTCGGGATATGCCGCTTTTGACTGTTCAACAGTTTTTCCACCCTTACTTGGTAATGGATTTGGGTCAGCGGGATAAGAATTTACATATTGTCCACCATAAGAAAAATCGGGACCTTCTGGTTTAAATTTTGGGTTTTTAGAAAAATACCCAAATTGTTGTCTATCAAACTTTTTAGGGTTACCGTTTTTTAAGTATACTTTAATATTAACAAACTTACTCAAAACATCTGTAATTTCAGCAGCTTGTTGAGCACCTAAATTAATATTGTCTTTTCCTGATTGAGGTTTGATAAGGAACATTTTCTTAAATAAATTCACAATATTAGCATACGTTGTATTGTCACCTTCGGGTGAAAATATTTTTGATTGTCCACCCTTTTTACAGAATTCTTTAAATTCAGTTTCAAAAGAATCTAATTGGTCTTTAGAAAAAACACCAAATAAATCTTCAATTGAACTGTATTCAGTACCAATATCAAAATCAGGTTGATTTTCGGTTGTTCCTGTTCTAACATATTTCAGATATTCAAATGGTGTTGGTTGTTTAACTTTCAAATTATCAAACCATCCGTAGTTTGGCGCATTCCATAGTGTCTTAACACTACCGTTATACATTGGGTTTGAATTTTCAATATTTGAAACAGTTATTGGTGATGAATTTGTTGATGGTCTTAATTCAAAGTA